ATTTACTGCAGCGTTTTTGAATCAGCTAACGCAAGGTATAAAAGATAGAGGAGCTATTGGTCTTGCCTTTGAAGAGAAGGAGATGGACAGATTTGATATTAACAAGCAAGATTTTAAAAAGAGATTGTTAGATGTAGAAACTGCTAAAAATTTAGCAACTAAACTAAGGAAGTTAGGTGCTAGGAACAGACACATAATGTACTATGCAAAGGATGGAGATCCTATTACTGCTCTTAAAGAAATAGAGCAAAAACTTAGAGGTATAAAGGAACAGAAACTTACAAGTAGGAATCCTGAAGAACTAACTCCAGAAATGGTTGACGAGATACTTGATTTACCTGCTGAGTTTAAAGATGATGCTATGCCTATGGAAGAGTTTTGGAATAGAACATTTAACCTATTTAAAGAAAACGAAAAGGCTATGCCTTCTGACAACGATGAAGCATTTATGGGTAACTTAATTTTTGCAGCTCTTAATTTAAATCCAAAGGAAAGAGTAAGACGAAAGCTAGAGAACACCATGTATAAGGGTGACTATAGTATTAAGGACATCAACGATATAGCAATGAAGAGCAGATATGCTGACGCTTTTGGTGGTGAATTTGAGGCTGCAGAGATGGATGTAACTAAGTTTCCTGTCACTATAAGTAGTACGGACAGAGCTAGGTACGAAAAGCTATACACTGATACTATTGATGATTTGTTAAAGAATGAGGCAGAGATAGTAAAAGCTTTTGGTAACCTGATAAATCCTAAATTACCTTCTGACAGAGAGTTGGTAATGGGGGGTATACGAAATCAAATGATGGAGGAAAGATTTAAAAGTCTAGGCTTTGGTGGAGACATGTATCAAATAGCAAAAGCATATGCTGAGGCAAGAGCTAGACAAAAGGTTATAGATGTATTTGAGCTAGGGAAACCAGAAATAGATAGATTACCTTTCTTACAAGGCACTACTGTAAGCGTCACCACAGGCAATGTAACAGGTGGTAATAACAGAACAGGCGATAACACAAATAATAAGAATAAAGATCAAGATGAGCCAAAGCTTCCATTCAAAGACGATAAGAAGCTAGAAAAAGGTTTAGCAGTATTTGCAGAGCGTGTCGAGCAAAGTGGTAGCAGAGCCATATATGATTTTATACAAACTTTTGGAGAATTGCATAAGGTAAAGTATGGACAAAAGTTACCTGATGGACCTCCTATGCCAGAGGATAAAGACGAAAGAAGAAAATGGAAACAGAGTTGGGGTAAGTATTACTACGAAAGTGGTAAACCTAAAGTAAGGTAGATTAAATGGCTAATGTATTTCAAGATATTTTGGATGAAGACGATCCTGCTAAGTACACCCCTGTAGAAAGAACATTATCTGGAGAAGATTCTGCTCTAACTATGGATGATTTAGAACAAAACACCGCTTACCTAGATGCAATCAGAGCATACATGGTAGACAGAAAAGGTAAGCACTTTCTCACAAAAAACCCAGAAGAAGTCGTAGATGCTTTCACACGGCATATGCGATTTTTTAATGTTAATGAAGCGTCTACTATGGCAGAAGCTTTGTATATGCACAAAGCGGATGATGCAAAAAGAGCAAGAGCTGCAGAAGCGTTTAAGGTTTACGACAGACTAGGTAATGTGTTTGTAAACGATGGGCTGTATGGGGCTGTTGACGGTGTGTCTGATTACATACAAGCTATAGTATCCTCTCCCTCTACTTATTTAGGATTTGGCGTAGGTAAAGGTTTGAGTATGCTAGGTGGTAAGGCTGCTACAAAAGCAGTTAAGAAGAAAGCCATGCAAGCCTATAGAAAAAAGATGACTTCAGAGTATCCCAATATAGGTGTGTCAAAAGAGTCTGCAAGAAAAGCATACAATGACGTAATACAAAAAGGTTTAAACGAACAACGCTTAAAAGTAGCAGGAGCAACTGGTGTTGCAGACGCAGGTGTAGCTGTTGCACAGGACAGACAACTTCAGGCGACAGAAATAAAAGCAGGGTCTAGAGATGATTTTGACCTGTCACAAACTATTGTTGCAGGTGGTTCTTCTTTAGCAGGTACATCTCTTGCTATAGCCTCTTTACCAAAAACAAAAGTAAAGACAGACAGAGATGGTATGTACAGCAAACTCAGAAGGGCTGCAAAAAAGACAACTGAAGGTGTACAAGTAACTAAACAATCTAGAGTAAAATTTGCTGATAAATTTGAGAAAGCTTTAGAAAAAACATTTGAACAAGAGAGAGATGGGGGTCTAATACAGCAAGAGTTAGCTCGTGAAGGACAAAAGATATTAGCAAAGAATGCTCTAGATAATGAAGCGGCAGATCTAGAGGGGTTATCTACCATACAGATAGACGAGCTAGGAAACGTGTTTGTTAGAAAAGAAAAGAAGGTAGACATGCCATTACGTCCAAATGTTGTTACTCGTTTAATAGGTAACAAGAAAGACGGCACATACATAATAGATATAGCAAAAGAAGCAGGGTATAAGTTTCCATCTAGCACTACAAAATCTGATCAATTAGGTATAATATTGAGTAGTCTACCTGAACCAAAAGCTAGACAGATTGATGACCTAGTTCATAAACATACAGGTATGCGATTTGGTAGTATACGTGATAACTTAGCACCAAGAATAGCAGGTGTTGTTGCTAGAAGTATACGTGATTCTGCACAAACTCTTGTGGCTGTGCAAGGTAAAAAGTTAAGAGAAGACTTAGCATACTTACAGGGTTCAGTATCTCAGAAGATAGCAGACGAACAGGCATTGCCCAGAGACTTTGTAGAAGAAGTATTAGAAGCTATGGCTGATGAAAAGAGAACAGGATCGCCTGTATCTTTAGGCTACGCACAAAACTTATGGAAAAGAATGCTTGTATCTGCACCGCAAACAACAGCCGTTAACGTGTTTGGTTGGGGACAATGGTACACTGCTAATGCTCTTGCTGAAGTTTTACAAGGTGGCATATACGCTACGTTAGGTTTGATGAAAGGCGGTAGTCTGAGTGAAGCAGGACGTAAAGATTTTGCTTTATCTAAAGCTATGTTTCAACTTCAAAAAGAAAAATTTAAAACCCTTGTTGATCCATACGCAACCTACGATTCATATATGCAAATACTTCAGACAGATCCAAAGCTAAGACAAAGATTGTTTGATACCTTTTCAGGTGGTGTTGACAGAACAGCAAAGAGATTTGATATAGATGAAGCTAATGTTATATTTAGAGCTTTTGAAAGTATAGCGGATGGGGCTGCCAAAATATCAGGTGTGCGTTTACAGGACAGTGTTACAAAGAGTCAAGTGTTTATGAACTCTTTGGATAAACAATTACGTATACAAAAGCAAATGACATTTTCAGATGCTATAGAAAAGGGAGACTTCTCTGAATTATCTGAGGAAGTTGTGGACAAAGCTCTAGAGGACACCATGAAGTCTGTGTTTTCTTTTGACTATACCAAGCAATTAAAAGACGTAAATATTTTTGATAGACCCGGATACTACGGAAGAGAATTAGCAAAGGGTGTAGAATTTATTTCAGGTAACCCTGTCGGTGGATTCATACTGCCATTTGGTAGGTTTATGAATAACGTAGTAGCCTTCTCCTACGCATGGGGACCAACTGGATTGTTTCCTGCTATAGGGGCTATGTTTAGGGGACAAAAGGTAGACGCTGTTGAAGCCTTATCAAAAGCAACAGTGGGTACTACAGCATTATTCATGTCAATGGACTTTCAAGAAAAGCAAGAAGCAAAGGGATATGCTTTTAATGAGATAGAGACAGGTAGTGGAGATGTTGTGGACATATCAAATACCTTCCCACTATCTTTAGTTATGGCAGCAGGTAGGTACTTTAACACACTACTAAAAGGTGGTGACACCTCTGATATAGCCATAGAGTTTGGTAAACAAATTGCTATTGGTCAAACAGCTAAAGATTTATCTTTTGGTAATGATCTTACTAAACTGTACTCATTTATTGAAAGAGGATTACTTGAGGGAGATGGAGGATCTTACGTAAAGTTTCTACTAAACCAAGGTTTTGGGACACTACTAGGGAACATAGGGTCAGGTTACACTAGGTTTTTAGATCCAGTAAATAGAATAGTGGGGTACGCTTCAGATACAGATCCGGGAATAGACCGAAGATTAGCGGATGGATTTGGAGGAGCATTGTCGTTGAATGGTCTTAAATATACAGATAATATATTTGAGAGTCTAACAAGAATGTTTACAGATGATGATGAATTTTTAATGGGAAAGAAAGCTCAGGTTGCATACAGAGAGGGTGATATTTACGATCCTAGTCCAATGCAAACCATAATGGGTGTGCGAGTTAAACAACCTAGAACCGCTACAGAAATAATGTTTGGTATGGTGGGTAAACCTAACTGGAGAAGTAGTATATACACAGGTATACCTGAGCATGATAACTATGTTAACCGTATCATAACACCATTCCTAGAGCAAGAGGCTGAATTATTATTAAAAAGAAAAGGTTTTAAAAATGCAAGTCTTGCAGATAAACAACAATATGTGCAAGCTGCGATTCGGAGAGCTAAAGCAGCTGTGAGGGACGATTTAAGTGTAATGCCTAATACTAAAGAAGGTATAAACTACAGAAGAGTTAAAATAGATAGACAAGTGGGAGATGCCAAGTTAAAAAGAATTATGAATGAGCTTGGTATAGAGAATAAACTTAAAGATATGACTAATGCTGAGCTAACAACTTTAGAGGGATACTTAAAAAGAAAGAGGGAACTCTTTGACGAGTTACCCCCTTACTAAGTAATACTCTAGATTAATACCATTTGGTATAGAGTCTATGTGGATCTAAACTAGACCATGAAGATGAATAGCCTGAAACACCTAACGCTCTAAGCTCCTCACGCACTGCTTCATCTGCAGATTTACGTGCTTCCATAGCAGATTTTAAACCTGACATACGCTTTTCACGATAGGCTTTTTTCATATCTCTGAGTTGTGTATCCAACTCTTCAATTTCCTTTGCCATATCTTCTAGACTAATTTTATCTTCCATATTTACCTCCGTTTTTTTGAAAGCTTTTTCTGCTTCTCTCCTCGCTGAAGTCATGTCGCCTCCCCAAGTTGCGATAATAAGCGGCATTGAAGCCTCTCTCCCATTCTTTAGAAGCTACACTTCCAAGGTGGAATGGGTTACCTCTCAGCATCTTTGTTCCCTCAGAGAGCTTACCTCTTACAAAGGTGCTGTATCCTTGTTCATATGGCTTCATGTAATATCCACTATTTCACATGAATCGCCAGAACATGCAAACGTCTGAGAGGACTGTGTATTGTCCTCTTTCTCATAACTTTGGAATTTATCCCAATCTATATGTCCGAACTTACTGCTAAAATCATTGTATACAGCTTCTGTACACTCTTGATAGGGTGCTTGTTGGTAAGTGTGGTCGGAGTGTGGTAAGAAAGATACACCTGACATTTCGTCAAAGTGTTTATACACAAACGCACCAACTTCCATCCACTCGTCATCTCGCACAGAAATGGTCACAGATGGCTTGTGTTCACACCAATGCCTCTGATATGTGAGCCATGTTTGTAGCTGTTCTATGGCTGTCATATCGTCTCTCATTACTGATTTTCTAGGTGACTTCATAGGAAAGCTAAACACCGTGTTTGTGTCAGGCTTCATCACATCAGGTTCACTTGGTATGCCACTATCTACCATGAAGTTAGTAAGAGGATCTTTATTATCCCCCCTAACAGTACGGATATAATAACTGCTATGACGAGGGTGGATACCACTGCTTGAGTCAACAAGCTGTGATACTGTCCCACTTGGTTTGACGCAGGTGATAGCGGTGCTTTGTGGGATTCCAAAGATTGTTGCCCATTCTTTGTTTGTTTCAACGGCAACCTGCCGTAGGGATTCAAGCGTCTTATCCAGTCCATGTTTCTTTCCACTCATTAGTTCGTTATCCATTATCCCTGTAAGGCTAACACCTAGTAGTCTTTCTTCTTCTGTGTTGTCTTTCCATACCTTACGTAGATAAGGGAACTTAGTCAAGGTAGATTGTGCCGTACCAAGTATAGTCGCAAGCATTACCTTCCTCTTCAGATCTTCAAACTTATCTTTCTCTCGTATTACAACTTCCGTTAAGTTACAGAACTGATAGGGTCTAAGTATTATTTCACTGCAAGGATTAGTGCCAAACTCATAGTCAGAATCTCTTCTACCGAACTTCTTTGCTTGCTCCTTTGCAGATATCCTATTAAATATACCACGCTCTCCTGACTTAGACTCAACAAGAGATGTCCACTCTCTTAGGAATGTCTCTCCGTCAGGCTTGTCAGTGTAGCATACAGAGTTATTAGCAAGTGCCATCTGTGGTGCTGTCTCCCACCATTGTCCAGACTTAGCGTGTCGCATACGTCCATCAGATAGGTTAGACAAACTTATCATAGCGGATCTACGTACACCACCTGACACAACAACTTCCCCAACCTTACACATTAAATTATGACAATCGTAGCTAGATAGCTTACGTCCTGCGTTGTGCTTGAATAAGGACACAGTGAATCTAAATAAATCTACTAGCGGTGCAGGACCTGATGCCCTACCACCAAATATCTTTAGTCTAGCTCCTGCAGGTCTGATAGCAGATGTGTCCCATGTTGGCACTTCACCCATATACAGATGTCCTATTAACTTACGTAATGATTTTGCCCAACCTTCTTTGCTGTCCTGCACTTTTATAACAGTATCTACCTCTTCCATATGCTCAGGTATATCTGGTAATTTACTTACGTACTGTCTCTCTACAGAAAAACCTACACCTGTACCACATAAAAGAATATACATAGCCTCATCAAAAGACTTTGGGTCATCTACAGGAAGATAGCTACAGTTATATCCTGCAGTGTTGTCTCTCTCAAGGGCAAGACCTGCTGTCATCAACGCTCTCATAGAGGGCATAACTTCTAATTTAGTTATAGCATCTTTTAGTTGGGGTATAGGTAAATGTCCCTTTACTTTCACAGACATAAAGTCTACGTATCTGTTGACAGTTTCTTCCCACGTTTCTCTTCTTTTTTCGTTTGGTAGCCACCTAGCGTACCTAGATATAGCTATAAATTTTTGATAATCATTCATATTTTTGTTACCTTCATTTGTATTATTTCTATGTCGTCCATATCATACAGGAGATCTTTAACTATATCTGATATTACTTTCTCTCCTTCATTCTTTCTACTTTCGGCATCACAAGTAACAGGCAGATGACTAGATTCATCATCTATCTCTACCTCTGCTAAAATCTTAAACTTCATTGCTCCTCTCCAAACTCGTTATCATTCTACTTAAATACCATTGCGCCTTTCTAAGATCCTCAATACCATTGCCTTTGTATCGCCATCTATGTATGTATTTTATCACATTACCTTGACAATAGAAAGCAAATTCTTTACCTAGTTGCTGTTCAATATAGTCTATACATTCCACCCCACCGTTGTTATAATGAGGTGGACTATTCACTAAGTCCACTTGTTCAGTACACCTAGTTGTATCTTCTTTTTCTTTTCTGTCAACCACTTTTTTGGTATCTCCTTATCTGTCCATAGAAACCCATACTTGTCACACCAATCACAGTAGCGTGTCTTAGAATTTTTATGAATCTTATTGTATGCGTTTTGAAATAAAAACCTGATGTCCAGATCAGGATACTGCTCTTGCACTAACAAATGTTTTACTCTATCAGATGGTTTAAACCACCCTTTCGCCTCGATAATAATACCATTGTTAAGAATAAAGTCAGGCTTATACAATCGAAACATTTGCACTGCGTATTTGACGGATAGCTTTTCATATCTAATCCTTTGCTTTTGAGAACGTAATAACTTTGCTACGTCCTCTTCAAACCTACTCCTGTACTGTATCTTGGGCATTAGCTAGATACACGTAGTTTACTAATGGTGGGTTAGCTGACTTAGATACTTTAGAAGGTAAGACTTGTAAGTTTTCCCAACATTTCTCTCTGTAGTTACACAAGCTACACTCTACTCCTAGTTTCATATTACCACTAGGCTTGCCATAGTATGTCTCCTCTACAGGTTCATAGCATCTTTCAAACGCACCACCATGATTAATGTAAGTCACTGTCTCTTGTATCTTTTTGAGTTCAGCATCCATATCTACATCTTCAGCACTCACATACTTGAAGTTACCATTAGCTTTGTTAATTACCCACCAACCGCCAACAGGAACACCCTTGGCTTTTGCATAGCCAACTAACTGTGCTACATAACCAAAGCTGTCTTTACTACTTAGTGTAGCAAAATCTGTAAACTTGTTTTCGTAAGACCAAGGAGAGGCTGACTTTACATCATCAACCCTTCCATTCATAACCATGTCATACGATCCGTCAACTTCACTGTCACTAAGTTTTAGTGTGACCTTATCACTGTCGTCAAACTTTACATCAGACGCTCGTAGCAATCCTTTAAACACAGCTTCTATGATATCACCTAGAATCATATTAATAATAAAGAAAGGAGAGTCAGGTAGTCTGTCCTCAGGAGAGTTCTTATCAAACCAAAGCTGACACTTCTTACGTCCTATGTTGGACATCCTCAGCTTAAATTCTTTTTTACCCCCTGAGAACTGGCGGTCTAAAGACTCCCTTACATCTTTGGCTACGAGGTCAAGAATAGCACCGTCAACATTAGCTTTACCTAACATGACTTTCTGTAAGAAAGAGTGTACCGCCAACTCTGCAGGATGGTTCATGCCTACTCCTCTATCTCAATGATCTCAGAAGCAATCTCCTCTTCGTCCCCTGACAATTCATCAGGGCGGTGATGCTCCTCCCATTTACTCAACGTGATAGAGTTCATAGACTCAACCCACTCGACAAAATTATTTAGTGTCTCCTGATCGTCAGTATTAATCTCTACTAACTCACCTAGGTACGGTTTCATAACAGCGTAGGTAGCACCACTAGGTATACTCTTTACTTGTGACGACATGTGAACTAAATGTTGAATAGGAAGTCTATTCTTTCTTTGTATTTGAGAAAACAAGTCAGTCATAGCCTTAAAACTGTCACGGTTTTTTATTCTCATTAAGAAAGGAAACTCCTTTACTTCAGTTGGCTTACCCTCAGCATCCTTTGGGCTGTCGAGTGTACACAAACCAAATATGATCTTGAACCTGTCGGTGCTTCTCATAAGGTCTTGTGTCTCTTGTGGCAACGAGTCAAAGTCTTTGACATAACCTGAGGGTCTTCCACAGTTGAACCCACCATAGTTATCCTTCAAGTCCCCATTCAAGGACGTTGCCATAACAGTGCGTAACATTCTACCTTCACCGCCATCAGGTCTTTGATAGTTTTTATCATATCGCTGAAACTGAAAGCGTTGCATGAAAGGTCGTATAGTTATCTTGTCACTGTAATAAACAGATTCATCAGGGAACACTACTGAGAAAGCACCTGCCTTGACAATGGCAACTTCCATCATCTCGCCATCAACCTTCTTTGTACCCATTACGTTCTGATGAACCTGTTTAATCTCTGCCAGTGCTGAGGTAGAACGAGCAGGTACATTTGACATACCCATCAACTCTGCTAAATCAGCACTAGATTTTCCAATTATTGCTAAACCATTTTCCATATATATTTTCTCCTAAATAAGAAAGTGAATTATATCACTGAACATCTCTTACGTCAAGCCAATTATCACCTATTTTTGATTCTAATAACATTGGTACATTTACATCTATATCGTAATGACTTTCTATTATAATCTTTAGATTCTTGTTAACTTGTCGTATTATGTTCAGCACCTTGTCAACTTCTGCAGGATGCACATCCAACACTACAGAATCATGCACACTATTTACTAACATACTCTTTAAATTATCTATCTTCAATAGCTTCTCTATCTCTAGTAAAACTATAGGAACTATATCACCAGTGGCAAAGCCTTGCACAGGATAGTTCTTTATCATGGTGAAGTGTGTAGGCGTACCGCTTGCTCTTCTCTCTACGTCAGGAAAAGCATACTGTCTACCTGATGGTATCTTCACTCTGCCAAGATTTATAGCTTCATCACCTAACTTCTTGTGCCATTTAGCTATGCCCTTGTACTTGTCCATGAAGTGTGTATAATACTCAGCCTCAGCTTTCGTTCTACCAAACCCTGTAGCTCCGTAGAGGGGCGCAAAGGTGTGTGCCTTAGCTTCTTGCCTAGTCGTAGGTTGCCCTGCCTCAGAGATGATTTTAGCTGTGTAGGAGTGAACATCAAAACCTGTAGACACTTCCTTCATAGCAACTTTGTCCTGCGACAAAAGTGCTGCCACTCTGAACTCTAGCTGTGCAAAGTCTGCTTCTAGTATCTTACCCTTCATACCGAACTGATCACCGTTCCAACGAGACACAAATACTTTCTTAACAGGAAACGTACCGCCCCTTGGCATATTCTGCATGTTAGGATCTGCTCCGCTAAATCTACCAGTAGCAGTTCTATGTTGCAGTAGCTTTACGTGTAGCCTATTGTCGTTCTTTGTATGTATTGTTATCCCCTCAACAAAAGCAGAGAGATAGCTAGACACAGCACTCTGTCTCTTGAGATCTGACAAAAATGATTCTGCGTAGGTAAGTTCCTTTGCCTTAGCTATATTTATAAGACCTTCTAGATTACCCTTGCTTGTAGAGAAACCATTAGCACTAACCCATGCTTTTGATGGGGGAAAGAAACCAAGACCTGCCATTTCTTTTAGTTTTGTCAGCTTGTACCCTCTTGTGTCACAATCTACACAGCGACTAGGCTTGGCAAATGGAGTCCCATCTTTCTTTATCTTGCGTATTTTACCTTCACCATTGCACGTTTTGCATACACTTGCTTTAGTTTTGACCATCATAGAACTATTTTCCTTGACAGCCTTTCTAAAATCTTCTTTTGTGTCGGCATTGTCAAACGCAACCGCCCACTTTTTCTTATCATGTAGTATTCTAGAGTAGATAACTTGACTAATCTGCTCTGGAGAGTTGAGATTTATTGGTGTATCACCCATTAATTTCTTGACAAATGTATTTAATCTGTTTTCTATATCTAAAAGCTCGTCCTCAAAGTCTTTTCTAACCTGAGCAAGGGCATCTTTGTCCACTGCAAAGCCATTCATGTACATTCTTGCTAGTGTTTTGCATACTTCGTTGTTTATATCACGTACATTTACTAGAGATTGGGACTCAGGCTTGGCATATTCGTCCATTAACTTCCAATAAAGCTCTCGTGTTACCCTGAGATCCTGCTTTAGATACTCTGATAGCTCGTCAAGAGGTATATCATCTGTCTGAAACCCTCTGGTAAAGTAATTTTTTAGTGTATCTGACTTTTTCATGTCCAAATTGTGCCGTATTGCACAGTTTTCTAGGCTTACAGACCCTTTCTGACCACGTTGTAGTATGTAATCACCTAACATTGTGTCAAAAATCTCGCCATCATACTTAAAACCACATGCCCAAAGCCACTGAAGGTCGTATTGTAGGTTGTGACCTATCAATAATGTAGCGTTGTCAAGCACTCTTTGCAATCTTTTGTCTGCATCATCATCTTCTATAGTCTTTTCTTTGTGGTCAAACACAAATACTGTCGTCTCATTGTCAAGATAATCTGACACACCAACGAGTGTCAAAGAATTGTCAGGTTCAAAAGGGTCAAGATGTAACTTGCCGTCCCTCTTTGTTGTAGTATTCTCTACATCAAGTACAATCTTCATGCTGAATATATACCTCTCTCTACATCTAGCTCGACATGTACTGTGCCATGCCAACCTGTTAGTTTGTTTTTAGCCAATCTAATGTGACGTTGAGGATCGTTACTGTCCTGACCTTCAATCTCAGGGTTCTTACTAATTAATAACATCAAATCTGCTTCGGCTGCCTTACCAGTTTTACTGCCCTCAAGCATAGATTGATTGACATTTATCTTACCTTCAGCCTCTGCTGATAGCTGAGACATCCATATGATAGCACAATTATACTTCTTTGCTATGTTTCTAGCGTGAATCGCTGCCTCTTTTAAATAAATATCTGATCTATCTGAACCTGACACTGCAAACTTATCTCCCA